TTATACTTACGGTCGTCGCGTGCAGCCTGGTCTCACTGGCCCAAAGACTCGCCTCGTATGGATGGCGCCGCTCTCTACGAGTATTGTGGGTTCGGCGTTCTCAAAGAGAGTCTACCAGACTCTGGAGAGAAAGCGTCCATTCGCATTCGGAACGCGACAGATTGAGAAAGGCGCTCTCGTAGCAGAGTTCCAATCTCGGCGGAGGTATGTGTATCAGCTCGATATTTCGGGCTTCGATGCATCAGTTCCGGCGTTTATGCTCGATGATGTGTTCCGCGTGCTACGGACTCATCTAGACCTAGACGCGCAGGAGCGGGACGTGTGGGAAAGGTACGTGAACGATTTCGTACATTCCCGACTCATTACTCCCGATGGCTCGATCTTCCAGAAGCACAAGGGCGTACCTTCCGGGTCCGCTTTCACGACGCTAGTTGGGTCAGTCGCGAATCTGCTGCTCATCAACTACGTCTGGATTCGTGCAACTGGTGCTGCACCTGATCCTGACCTTGTTCTCATACAGGGTGACGACTCGATCATAGCTTCGAACACACGACTCGATCTAGGCGAAGTCGCGAAGTATGCAGCAGAGCTTGGGTTTACAATCAGTGCCCAGAAAAGTGCAATCACTGATAATGAGAAGGACGCCGAGTCGGCTATCGACGGCACGGTACACTTCTGTGGCCACCACTATTACAAGGGATGGCCTCACAGATCGAAGAAAGAGATTCTTCAGCGCATGATCTTCCCCGAACGGCATCGCGACCGTACGGATAGTGAAAGCGTGCTCAGGATGCTCGCGTACCTTACGGATGCGTGGGAGGCCTGGGAAATCTTCGTATCTGTGTACAGATCCAACGAAAGTTATGGTCATCTGACTAGATGCCTTGACGAGTTGAATCTGTCAGACGGAATCGATCTCGTGGCTGTGGACCTGCCAGGACAACTCAGACTGCAGGCTATCGAAAGGGAATCAAAGGAACGAGCACTTCCCGTTAAGGGACTTGAGCTCACGGCTCTGCCTTTGATTTTCTGAC